CGCCGCGCGCGTGGCCGGCGTGCCGTAGAGGCCGAGGGCGAGATTGTCCAGATCGAAACTCTCCAGGGTCATCTTGACGCTGGCCTTCTTTGCCTTGGTGAGGCGCAGGTCAGTCATGCGCTGGCCGGACCAGCTCTCGGTGTGCTCGATGGTCTCCACCGCGAGCTCAATACTGAGGTTCGGGCAGTTGCCGACCTCATACTCCTCGATGGCGTTTTCTCCGGCGGTTCCGAGGGTTACAATGCCCTGAAATGAGAAATACTGCGTATCGATTGCCATGGGTCACTCCTTGCGGGTGGGTTTCTCGGGTTCAACGGCGCGGGCGGCGCCGTCTGATGGGTCAATACGGCGGCCTGGCGAATGCAGGATACCGGCATGGGTGTGCGGTTGCATGCGCTCGATGATCATGGCGCCCCCTTTAGGACGGTGCTGCATGAGAACTCCACCGGCAGCCAGAACGTCGGCGGCTCGTATTCGGCGGGGCCTGCGCCGGTAAGGCGCAGCGGTCCAGTTGCGCCGGTCGGCTGGAATCCGGCGAGCGCGGAAAACACGTCATCAAACAGCGCCAACGCGCCACGCGCTGCACTCGCACCACGCGCCGCGCCCTGCGCATGGCGGGCGACGAGGACGGCGACGAACGCGACATCCACGCGTTGCGCGGCGCCACGCCCAGCGGCGTCCAGTGTCTCAATGCCGCCGAATGCTAAATAGAGCGCTGGCTGCGCCGATCCGCCCTGCTGGCGGGCGAGATCCACATCAGCCATTGCCGCAATGCGCCAACCGGTGAGCCGGTCGGTCAGGCGCGCGAGAATCGAGGCTTCGATGGCACCAATCACCGCAGCCCTCCCGCAATGTGCTGGCGGATCACCTCCAGCAACTCCCGCTTGCCCTCACGCGACAGCCCCATGTACGGCCGCGCCGGGACGGTCGTCGAGTGCCCCCTGCCAGTGCGGCCGCCGAACTGGTGGAGAGCGGCGTACTCAATACGCGTGCCGACGGTAGCCATGTCACGGCCGACCTGCACCACCTGGATGCTGTTGCGCAGCACGCCGGTATCGATCAACGCCTTTGCCCCGGCCGCAAAGCGCGCCAAAGTCTGCGCGCGGCGCCGTTTAAGCCCCGAGGGAGCGTGGCGACGTGCGCGTAGCAAGATAGCCGCCAGCGAGAGTGGCTTCCACGGCGTGCCGTCGGGCGTGTTTTGCCGCTCGAAGCGGTCCAGGACGTCCGACCGCATGACCTGCGCTACAACACGCATCGCCGGTAGCATGTTGGCCATGCGGTCGCGCAAGGCGGAGAGCTCGGAGAGCACCTCGCGGTCGTCGATATCAATGGTGATCATGGCCCCATCCCCTGCAAGGCATCGTCAGTCATGACACGTGCGGGCGCATAACAAACCGGCGCACCAACCACCGCGCCCTCCGGTGGCGTGGTGATGACGATACGCCCAGCGGCGATGCCCTTGAGCGTCTCAAGGGCCTGCCGGTACGCCACCACCACCGGATGCTCCTCCGGCAAGTGGCGCTGGTAGAGGTTGTAGCGCGCAATGTCGCACACCACGCGCCGTAAGACCTCGGGCGCGGGATCGGGCACCTGGCCCACGCTCCGTACCCACGCCATCGCCTCCGACTCGGCATCCGCCAGGCAAGCATCGACAAAGCCGACGGCCTCGATGCTATCGCCCTCGAGGTCGGCCAGTTGTGCAATGTCCTGCGGGGACAAGCGCTGCTCCAGCTCGGCGCGGGTGATGACGCTCACGTGTCAGTCCTCGCCTTTTTGCGGCGCGGCGCAGTGGGCGGTGCGTCCTGCGCGTCGTCCAACGCCTGGTCCGCCGTCTGCGGCGCGACGCCTGCTTGCTTCGCCACGCCCGACGCAATCAGCCGCTGCGCGGCGTCGTCTGGCACATCGGCCAGGACACCAGCAGCTAGCGACTGGCGACCAAGCATGGCGGGGGCGGTCATCAGGATCAACATGGCGTATCAGTTACTCGTGATAAGTTTGACCAGCACTGCCGGGCGGTGACAAAGCGGCAGGCTGTTACTTTGGGTGTGGATTACTACACCACGCCCGCCTTCCTTCTCCCAGGTCTTGGCGTAAAACGGCACGCCCAGGGTGTTGACGGTCTCGTTGAAGTCCGCCGGGGCGAAGTAGGTGGCGAAGGTGTCCATCGTGCCGACGGGGAAGGCGTGGCCTTCATTGGCCGCGATGAAGCGCTGGCCGTTGACCGAAGCCCGGTACTCGACGAACTCGATACCGCCGAAGGCAAAGCCGCCGCGCATATCGGTACCGAGGCGCATGGCCGCCTCCTGGTGGTACTTGTACGCGTCCTGCACCTTGGCGTGGTTGATCAGCTTGGAGTAGAACTCCGGGCTGACCAGCGCGCGCACGCCGGTCATGACGTCGCCTTGCAGGTTGTCCTCGATCTGGTTGAGCACTGCGGCGCACTTGCCAAGCACGTCGGTGGTGGAAGTGCCCAGCACGAAGTCCACCGTCACCTGCGTGATGCCAAAGGCGGTAAACAGGTTGGCCAGCGTTGAGCCGTCGCCAGACTGGACGATGCCCTTCAACGCGCCCATCTTCTTCCACTCCAGCGTCTGGTCGTGGCGCGCGCGCATGCGCTGCAGGCGGCGGGCGACCTCGGCGTTGACATCGGTCAGACCCTCGATGCCAAAGCCGCGCACATCCTGCACGTCGCCCGGCAGCACGGTATCTTCGTGCACCGTCTGCTTGATGGCAAAGCTGCGGGTGTTGCGGTTGATGCGGCTGGCCACCGTGCCTTCGCCGCCCCACTCGTGGTCGGGCAGCAGCGCCAGCGTGCCGGACTGCTCCTCGATGGTTACCGTGCGAGTACGCACACCCTGGTTGCGAAACAGGCCGCTAGCGTTGATCAGCCCCCACTGCACAGGGAAGGCGTTGATCGCGGCGGTCAGCTCGGTGATGGTATAGTCATTGAGTTGCATGGTCTGGGCTCCTTAGACGGTCTTGCGGGCCACGATGCCCAGGGCCTTGAGTTGCGCAATGGCGGCGTCTTTCTGCGGCTCGGTCGGGCTACCGGCCCAGATCAGGTTGTCGGCATCGACGATGACGGCGTGGCGCGCGACGATCACGCCAGGGGCGTCGCCGGTGGACGCGTCTACGTCCATAGCCATGATCCCCACTGCGTTTTGAGTCCCATCAGTGGCACCGGGATTATACGCAGCGATCTTACCGGTGGCGTTGATACGCCCGACCACCTGGCCGGTGACCAGGACCTGGCCAGACGCAACCGTGACGTTGTCGCGGCTGTACTGCGCCTCCGTCTCCTCGTACTTGACATACTGACCGATGGTTGGGGTCATAGTAGACATGATTTGGCTCCTTTATCAGGCGGTGACGAGCTTTTTGACGGCCGCAAGCAATGCGCTAGCGCGGTCAAGTTCCTGGGGCTGCTTCTCGGCGCGCTTGACCGCTTGCGAGCTAAACAGCGCGGCATCGGGCTTGACGCGCGCGGCAGACGCCACGGCGCGCAAGTCGGCGGCGAAGGCGGCAAACGCCTCATCGCTCATCGACAGGTACGGCTTGAGCGCGTCGCCCTGCGGCGCGTCGCGGCCGATCTCGGTCATGAGCGCGGCCAACTGCTCGGCGCGGCGCTCGGCGCGCAGGCGCTCAAGCTCGGCTTGCAGCGCCTCGACCTGTTGTTGCAGCCCTGCAATCAGGGCCTCATCTTCGGGGGTTCGGGACATAATTAGCTCCTTTGTGGGGGGTTGAAAATCAGCGGCGAAGGCAAAGGCGGCCACGCTGGTGGCCGGGTCGGCCCCGATCGGCACAAACGACACCTCGCGCACCAGCGGGTTTTCAAAGACGCCCTGCACATTGAGCGTCCGGCCATTGACCATAATAGGCGCCGTCACCTCCCGAAAATTGGCGGTGATGCCCACCGACATCTGAAGCGGGTACCCCTCCCGCAGCAGCGCCGCAACTTGCTTACCGGCCGGTGTGGTCTCGGTCACGGTTCCAGAGATGGCTAGCGCGGTGTGGCCGTCGATCTGCACGCGGTGGATACGCGTGCGGCCCACGATGGCCTCGATGCTGGCCTCATGGTCGGCCAGGAGCGGCAGCTCGGCGCCGTCGTTTTGCAAGCCTGCGAGGTCAATAGCAATGTCGCCTTGCCAGCCATAAGCTGGCACAACGCCGCCCGAGTAGGCGATGCCCTCGATGCGCAGGGGGTCGGCACCAGCCGCGATGGCAAAAGTCAGTGTATGGAATTTCCCTTTCATAGTAACGGTCTACACATGGGAGGGGTTTTCGTCGCGCTGAACGTGTTCACCAAGAGACGCCAAAATCAAAGACCCCAGCAGGCTTGCGCTCTGGCTGAGGCGTTGAGGCGAAACAGATGGCGGCTACGGGTTGGATCGACATTGATGGGTCGCCTTCCATCTCGGCATCCGAGTAGGCCACCATGTCAGACGGCTAGGACACACATCCAGCTGGTAGCGGCTTGAGCACCTCCAGCCAATCAATCGGCTTGCCGGCCTCGATGGCGGCCAGCATGTATGACGCTTCTTTTTCCAGCGTCATCATCGGCACCCCGAAGTCTAGGGGCGGCACCCCAGGTAAAGACCCGAACTTGCGCTGGTACTCTTCGCAGACGGCCACGTACTCGTCTTCAGTCACTTCAGAATCTCCTTGAACATCGCAGCCATGCGCGGCGTCATGGATTCAACGATTTTTGCAAACACACGACGACTATCAGCGTACATGCACGTCAGGTTTGCAAAACATTCAGCCGCTTGCCGGCTTATGTCTTGATAATATGAATCTTTGTGCCCAAATCCGGACTTGTCGAATCCGCCCACCCTGTTGAGGGTGGCGCTTCCGATCAGATCGGACAGGCTCCCAACCGCGCCCTTTGAGTAGGTAAGCCGCCTTTCTATAGGGTCGGTGCCTGCCATAGCGTCTAGCAAACCTTGCGCGTCGCGCCGCGCAATGGCGACAGCAATGCGCGCGTACCTCGCATGCAACCCGATGCCAGACAAATTGCTTGCAAACCACGTATGCTCGCGCATCGCCACCTTGACCTCCTCGAAGTCCAGACCGATCATCGCAAACCGCTTTGTCAGCCACGCATCGCGGTCTTCGGCGTTATTGAGCGAGTCTATGGCCTTCTTGTAAGCTCTGTCAAGCTTTGAGCGCACCGCCTTGGCCTCGGCGCCATAACCTCCGAGACGGATCAGGTCATCGGCGTCAGCCGCCATCGCGCCCAAGAAGTCGTCCTCGGAGCTGCGGAAGGTGCGTCCGCGGCGCAAAGACCTATCGATGGCGTGGCCATACTCGTGGCGCCACGTGCCAAGGCTGTACAAGCTTGTCTTATCCGCGTCCTTGATGCTGATGGCGTCTTCCCGCGCGCTGTAGTGCGCCGACACGGCGCCTGGATCTACTCGCACGCCTCCCTTTAGCGGGCCTCGCTTGGCCACAGCGGCCTTTAGCCACTGAGGAGACTCCACGAACGCTGCATCATGCCAGTCGCCCTCATCTGTGCCTGCCGTGGCCGTCCGCCACGGCGCTACGTCGCGTATGGCCTCATCAATCGCCTTGTGCGTCTTGCTGGCCTTGTCAGCCAGCAGCTTGGCCAGCGTCCTGCTCCAGCCACGCGGATCATTGCCCCACCCCTCATCTGGCGCCGCCTCGGCCGGGATGCTGGCCGTCGGCCCGCCACGCTGCATGGCCGCCTTGGCGGTAAGCGCCCGTAATGAGCAGCGGCAGCGGTGCCCAAGCGGCGGGCTGTGGGTGCGCCAAAACGGGTCATCCACCGGGCGGATCACGTTATCAAGCGCAAGGTGCGACGGCCGCGTGCGGCCGTCGTTGATGGCGTCGTACATCAGGTAAGGCAGGGAGTCTTTTGTCTCTTCGAAAAATCGCCAATGCCCGGCCATGTAGGCCGTCTGTACCGCGTTGCGGTAGATCGTCTCCAGCCGGTGGTATGGCAAATCCCAATCTTGCCGCAAAGCCCACTCAAGGAAAGCATCGAAGGAGCCACCGGCCTCTTGCATGCGGGCAAGTGCATCCGCGATGGCCTGTATCTGGTCCAACTTGGCGAGGGTGGAAACGGTGAAGGCCAGCGCACGCTTTTCCGGTGGCAAAGCGTAAAACTCCTCCGGGAGCATAACCCCTTGCGCCCTGGCCTGGGCGATCTGCACATCTGGATCTGCATCAAAGTCGATGGTGACCGCCACGCTTAGTCCTCGCGGATCGCTTCCTTTCGGGCGTGGGCGTACCCCATGATTTCCGCCGCAAAAAGTGCGCGCTCAAAGGCCTGGCGAAATACCGCGTCGTCCGCGTCTTGCAGCGCCACGGCCAGGCGCTCGTAGAGATCGTCAGCGTCCTTGGCCCCTAGGATGGCAGACCTGATCGCGGCGGATTGGATTGGCGACGGGATGGCCGGCAGCGTGCGCTCGATCTCGTCCTCGACGGCCTGCTGCCCGGCAGTGAAGCGCGGGCGATCGGGCTTGAGGCTGCCGGGCTTGCTGGCCATGGTCAGCAGCGGTGCGTTGGTCTGCGCAGCCTGCCCGATGCCGCCTGCGCCCACATCGGCAATCGCCGCTGCCTCGGCGGCGGGCAGTTCCTCGAAATCGTCCGGCTCGAAGCCGTATTTCTCCTCCAGGTAGGCGCGGGTGAAGCGCAGCATGCCGGAATCCACCAGCAGCTTGTCGCGTTCGGCGCGGTCGCGCTCCAGGCCGTGCGGGTCTTCCAGCACCACACGGCCGGGCTGGATGCCGTTGTAGGCGGCGAGCATGTCGAGCACGCGCTGGGCGGTGGCCGTCACCAGGCGCACGTCGGAGCGGCGCTTCTCGTCGCGCACGCGCTCGTGCACCTCGCCCAGCGCCCGGTTACCGCTGCCGCCATCCGTCCCGCTGGTCAGCGTCTGGCCCAGGATCAGGCGCTGGATGCGCCGGCAGGTGGCGACCTCGAACTCGGCGAACTTGTTGGGGCTGTTGCCGGGTTGATCCAAGGCGGTGAGCTCATCCTCGCGGTCGACGACCGCCACCGGCCCCTGCGAGAGCGTGCGCAGTAGGTTGAGCAGACCGCTCTTGTCACCAAGCGTCTTGCCGTAGAGCAGCGGGATGGCGGCTTGCTCTAGGAACTTCGCCCACATGCGCCAGCCGTGGGTGCGGAAGAACCACGGCCAATACGCCTTGGCGAGCAGCGCTTCGCCGGAGGGCTTGCGCAGGGAGGGCTCGTTGACGGTGAGCACGAAGCCGCCTTCGGCGCTTTGCTGCGTGTCGCGCCAGATCAGCCGTCCATCAGGCTGCGGGGCGAACCACTCGAATGGGCAGGCCACCACATGCGCGATTCCGATGCGGCCCGCGTCGTCGGAAAGCACGATCTCCTGCACGGAGTAGCCGAATGGAATCGCCTCCCACGCGGCCGACATGATCGCGTGCATGTGCGGCTCGACCAGCTCGGTGAGCAGCTTGCGCGCGCGCGCCGACGGGTGCTCGATGCGCCACGGCGTGTTGATGCAGGCCGCCCGGCGCGTCTCTAGCGCGGCGGAGATTTCATCGTCTGCCAGCAGCGCGCGCAGCTTGGCGCGGCTGATGCCGATCTGCGTCAGCAGATCATCGTAGTCGCCATTGGCCAGCCAGCCAAAGCGCGTCAGCGCGCGCTCGATGGCAAGGCTTGATCCCAGGGATGGAAGGGCGTCGCCACGGATACGATCACTCATGATGGCCCCGGTAGCACTACTCGGCGTGGTGCTCGTCATGAACGCCTTCCGCCCGGACGCTTGCCCCGCCCACACCGTCCGGCACGAAGCCAGCCACTAGCTTGCGCAAGCCGCGCTCGGAGTAGCGCACGCGGAATTCCAGGCTGCGCGCGATCTCGGCGAACGTCATCCCGGCGGCCAGGCAATCGAGCACCGCCTGGCGGCGGGCGGCGCGCCCATCGGCCGCGTTGCGCGGAATATAGAGGCTCTCGCCCCCGAAGGCGCTGCAAAGCTCCTCGGCGTCGCGCGGGCCAATCGCCGCCACCAGACGATCCCACCACACGCCATCGCGCCGCTTAGGAATCTTGACTTGGCAGCCGCCCAGCGCCGCGCACAGCCTGGCCGCGGCCGCCTCGCCCACGTACTCGGCCAGTGTCGCAATCGTGCCGATCTTGTGCATCAGAACACCCTCCCTCCTGCGGCCACGTAGCCGCCTTGCCCAATGCCCAGCGCCGCAAAGGCGTAGCTCGCCGCGTCCACCATGTCGTCGTGGGCGCTGTCCGGGAACGCTAGCAACTCATCTCGGAATGCTGCCGGGCATCCGGACGGGTCGAGCCGCACCATGCGCTGCTCGAAGCGCGTGAGCAGCGGCGCAAAGCGCGTCACCTTGTCACGGTCGGGCCGAACGCCGCGAACCGGTAGCGTCGTGGTGCGGGCAAGCTCCTGCACCACGGCGGCCTGGAACTGTGTCTGCTCGATGGCGACGATGGACGGGTTGTGCCGCGCGGCCGCGGCCTTGATGCGCGTGAGCACGTCGTGAAAGCCCGCGCGGAAGCGCTCGACCTCCTTGACGTACACGATGCCGGATTCCGGCTCGCGCGCCATCGCGACGATGGCGGTGTAGTCCGCGCCGTCGCGCTCGGAAATCGCGAGGTCCACCCCCAGTACCGGGCGCAGATGCGGCTGGCACTCGCCCATGACCAGCATCTCGGGCTTGATGAGGCCGCCACCGAAGGTGACGAACTGGGCGAGCACCTCTTGGGCAAATACAAGCTCTGGCATGGTCGCGCGCTGTTTTTCCATCCACCCGGCCGGCAGGTACGGGTTTTCTGTGCTCGGCGCAACGTGGCTGATCCAGTCGGGGTCGCCGCTCTGCCCCTTCCGGAACAGGGTGTGGAAGTAGTTGATTCCGCTGGGTGTGCTGATAAACCAGGCGTCTCCCGCCAGGTCCGCGAGGGTCCAGACGACGGTTTTCTCCCACGCGTCTTGCAGGTGGCGGGCGTGGGCTGCCTCGTCCATAATGATGCGGGCGTAGTGGTTGCCGCGTCCGCATTTCATGGGGTTTTCCAGGGTCCAAAAGTCGATACGCCCGCCGTTCATGAACTCGATAACCGGGCGCGGCTGGGTGGTGGCCTTGCGGATTACCGGCTGATACTGCGTCGCCATCTCGAAAAACACGCGAGTGAAGTAGCTATCGTTTGGCGCATACCACGCGCACGGCAGTCCCCTTCTGCCGCGCCCGTCCTTGCCGCCCAGTGCCCCGCCGGGGTAAGAGACTATCACCTCTTTGAGCATCTCCGTTTTACCCCAGCGCCGCCCCATACAGCAGACGTTGTGCTTGCGAGCTGCTCGCAGGATGCGGCGCTGGCCGGGGTGCGGGGTGAAGTCGGAGAGGGTCAGTTGCGGCATTCGTCGAACGGCTTGCCGTCTGCCTCGCGGATAGCTTGCCTGCCGGAGATATCCTGCCAGCGGCGAACAATCACATCGACGTAGCACGGCTGCATTTCCATTGTGTAACAGACGCGGCCGGTTTTCTCGGCAGCAATCAGCGTAGACCCTGTCCCGCCGAACGGTTCCACCACCAGGCCACCAGGCGGGCAGGCGGACTTGATGGCGCGTTCCATCATCGCCACCGGCTTCGGCGTGGCGTGGCCGTGTCGTTCGTCGCCAGTCACGCGTGGGAACTCCCACACGTCGCGCATCGGTTCGTGCGCGTTGTCGAAGTAGCTGCGCGCGCCCTGGACTTCGCTGTTCGGCCCGCCTTTCACGCGATCCCATTCCGCCTTCAGTTCGCTCCATGGGCGCTCGAAGTGGCCTGGGTATTCGCTGGCCAGTTTGCGGTAGTGCTTCTCAGGGATCAGGGTGAATTGTGACCGCGTGAACCAGTGCGAATACATGCCGACACCGCACACGCGCTTGATGTCGGACGGACCGGCGCCAGCCGCCTTTGCCTGGGCTTCCATGTAGCCGCGGATCGGCTCCCAGGATTCCGGGAAGTCATCGGCGTTCACGTTGCCCAGGAACTGGTTGCCCAGCTGGAAGAACAGGCAGCGCTCGGTGGCGATCGGGAACTGCGTCAGGGCTGGCGACGCCATACCGGGGATGACCTTTTTGTCCCACACGATTTCGTTGCGTAGTTCGAGCTTCTCCGAACTGCCCAGGCCGCCGACATACCAAAGCCGCCACAGGTCTGGCGCGTTTCCCCAAATGTACGCGCTGGCGTTGTTGTCCAAGTATGGGCGGTATGCCGCCCACCATCGCATCTGGAAGCGGTCCAGCTTTTCCCGGTACAGGTTGTCGTTGGCGACGCCGTCTGCTTCCTTGCCCATGCCGTAGGGTGGGTCCGCGTGCAGCAGCTGCGCGGTCGCGCCGGCCATCAGCTTTTCCACGTCGGACATGCTCGTGCTGTCGCCGCACATCACCCGATGATCGCCGAGCAGCCAAATATCGCCAGGCCGCGTGACAGCCTCCTCCTGCACCTCAGGCGCGTCGTCCGGGTCGGTGTTGCCTTCCGGCGTGGTGTCGATGTCGGCTAGCAGTTCGTCAATCTCGCCATCATCGAAGCCGAGCGTCCCGAGATCGAAGTCCTCCATACGGAGGTCTTCCAGCTCCAGCGCCAGGAGCTGTTCGTCCCATCCGGCGTTCTCGGCGATGCGGTTGTCGGCGATCACTAGTGCCCGGCGCTGGGTGGGCGTCAGGTGGTCGAGCACCACCACCGGCACCGTTTCAAGCCCCAGCTTGCGCGCCGCCGCTAAACGCCCGTGACCGGCCACGACCACGCCATCGCCGCCAACCAAAATCGGATTGACGAAGCCAAATTCGGCGATAGAGGCGGCAATCTGAGCAATCTGCTCATCCGAGTGCGTGCGCGCGTTGCGGGCATAGGGCACCAGACGCTCGAGCGGCCAGTGCTCGATCTTGTCAGCGATCCACTTCAATCCTCAAACCTCCGCGGGTTTTTGATAACAATCTCGCCGGCGGCCTGCACCTCCAGCCCCCACGCCTGGCGCTCGGCCTTGTGGATATTGAGCAGCGTCTCGCTTGAGATTTTGGCGGCCTTGAGGTCCTCGAATGCGAGCTGCTTGTCTTCCTTCGTCTCTGCGGCCCGGTGTGCCTTGAGCCCGGCGTAGAGCCGCTCGCGGATAGCGTTCGATTCCTCCTGGTGGCGGCGGATAACTTCGGCGCTGCGGTCGGCCGCGGCATTGATTGCCTCTGCGCGTTTTTTAGGGTTGCAGGCTGCAACAACCCCTGCAACCTTTTCTGCAGCTTTGCGTCGTACGATCTCGCCTACGTCACGCCCGTCGCTCCAGCCCTCGGCCTTGGCGCGCTTCTGGATAGCCTGGTGCGATACGCCCCACCGCGCGGCCAGCTCTGGGAACGACGCCCCCGCCTCCCGCTCAGCGCGGACGGTCTCCCACTGGTCAGCTGTCAGCCTTGGCATCAGGACCACACCTCCGTAACGCGCTCATAGCAGGCTTGCGCGAGGCGCAGCCGCGCGCGCAGGGTGGC